CATGGATAATCAAATAATATGTCATCAATGTGGAGGAAATGGATATGTTAAAGTTAGATTCGAGGCGGAGGAAGCCATTGAGCAGTGTAAGGTTTGTGACTCACAAGGGGAACTCCTTCAAGATAAGCACTACTGTCAAACGTGGAGCGATGGGGTTTCGAATGAAACTACTTCCTTCTACTACGGGCCACCCCTCGACCCTGAATCATTTAAAAACTACAAAATTCATAGCGGGTAATCCTGTTGTGAAAGTAAAGAAAGGGGAAGAACCTCCCTTTTAGTTGCGCTTTGTCCTATTTTACGCTATATCTAGTAGCGTAGTTTTGCCCTTGTTAAGGATTACGTCCATACGAGGGCTAACATAGGACTTTTTATGGCAGATAATAAAGAATTATTAGCGCAACGAGACTTTATGGATGAGTTACTTGCTTCACGGCTCACGGCTCACGAACACTCTGAGAGTATGAAAACTCTTGATTCAATATATTTTAGTGATAAGCTGCCGAAAAACGTTATTCCATTTCCATTAAATCGAATTAAGAGGTTAAATGTCAATATCATTACCAAACAGCCCAGTAAGAAAAATATTTGACTGTCCCAAATGTGGGACTGTTTCCATTAAATTTTACGACTCTAAGCACGACCGCACCTATTCGCAGAACGAATGGGAAGTAATTGTTACTGAAGGTGAAGCTGTTTTGTATAAATTATTGCAAAATGTTAGGGAAGATCCTAAGTTTTTTGCATAAAGTGCCTTTTATATAGATGTTTTTACTCAGATAAAAATATTATCAGTTACTCTCAGAAATGAAGTTACCAAGTTACCAGGTTACAACGTATATAGGATACCAAATAAAGGTAACTTAGAGGTAACTTACAATCTTTTCAAAGTTACCTTTTTATAATTACAAACATAACTCGCATTGCATCAGATGTTAATTTATTGTATAGTTTCTGGGAAGAAACATCTATTGTAGAGGTGCATTATGAAAGAAAACAAAGAATTACAAGAACAAGTATTTATACCCGATCCGCTGTCAGATGCGTTGTTTAATCCTAAAATAACAGGAAAACAACGTAAGTTTGCATTATTATTAGTCCATTCTGAAGGTTTGCATACTGCTACGCATTGTGCGATTCAAGCTGGGTACGCAAAAGACTCAGCAGTTGTAAGAGCTAGCGAGCTGCAGCATCCTGAAAAATATCCTTTGGTTGCAAAAGCTATTGAATCCGAGAGGCGAGCTATTGTTGAAAGATATAAGTGTACGCAAGAACGTTCATTATCTACATTGGCACGCATCAGAGATAAAGCGTCTGAGTCAGGGAATTGGAACGCTGCCGTAGCTGCAGAAACCAGGAGAGGACAGATAGCTGGTTTGTATGTAGATAAAAAAGAAATTCTTACAGGCACGATTGATTCAATGAACAGAGAAGAAGTAGAAAAGAAACTACAGGACTTGAAAGAACAATATAGTATCACAGCAGATTTTGAAGAACTTAAAGATATGAAACAAATTGATAATAAGTCTTGACTATAAAATACAATGGGACTAAATAGGTTTTAGAACAATTTCATTGTTTATTCATTTGTTCTCTAGTAGCCGAGCTAGTTCCCTTCGGCAAAGAAAGAGAGGAAGTTATGCCTAAATATACTATAAGACAAAGTTATCTTACAGAGGACGTTTACAAAAACGTAGAAGGTAAAGATGTGCAAGATGCTATTGATAACATCGTTGTACTAACTTTAATACCTTCTGATACTCATACTGAGGATACAGAAACAAAAGTAGAATTGGAGGAAGTATGATCAGATTATTAAAAAGATTATTAGGAATTAAACCGAAGCCAATTAGTTATGTGTGGCTTCATATTTACAGCCAAGCTAACGAAGGTGTCATTGGTTGGTCAGCAAGTAATAGACGTACAGCAATTAGAGGAAAGGATCAGATATGAATAGAAGAGGACAAAAAATAGAAGTCGATATCAATGCAGTTTTTACTCCAAGAAGCACAGCTAACTTTTGGTATGGTGCTACTTTACTAGGTGGGTGGAAACTTATTGCTTTAATCATAATTGTAATTTTGGCTTATCTTTTTTTATGAAACCAGAGAGTAAGTTTTGGAAACTTATTAAAGAAAACTTAAAAGATATTTATTGGACTAGGTTTGAAAATTGGGCTTCACAAGGTGTACCAGATGTTTATGGAATCAAAGATGGTGTAAGCGTTTGGGTAGAACTAAAAGTAATTACGAGTAATAGAATAAAACTTAGCCCTTTTCAAATAGCGTGGAACTTTAGCCATAGTTTAAAGGGTGGACGCAATTTTATTATGGCCACGACCCCTTGCCGTACCTTACTGTATATCTTTCCTGGTTCCGTGGTTCACTGCATTGGCTCCATTGCCAAGCTTCCTAGTACCTATTGGTCTATAGACATGGTTCAGGGCCCGCAGTCCTGGCAGCAGGTGCAACGCATCCTTCTCCATTCTCCATTGCTCAAGCCAAAAGTACCTTAGTCAGTAATATAGTGGGACACCACGTGCAGCTCAGGCCAGGAGCTGGTATCTCCATTCCCCATTGCATTGGCAGAGAACTGCCGTTCCTAGTAGTATAGTTACCAGCGTCCCCCGCAGCAGAACCTGATGCGTAACTCCTGTGGGTTTTCCATTGGCAGAAAGACTGGGGGTTTTCGTACCATCTAGTTACCAGGAGCTGGTGCAGCTGCCAGGAAGCAGGATGCGTCACCTCCATTGCATTGCCCAAGCTCGGTCGCCCGTGGTACTATAGTAGTATCAGGAGCTGCACGACCTGCTGGCACGGAAGTTCCCGTGGATAAATAAAATGAATTTGCTACTTGACTATGGGAAAGAATGGGACTATATAAATACCTGTGGCTACCGAATCCGTTTAGAAGTTTTGCAAACGGCCACGAATCGGGGCTGGTGTGTGCATTCATCTCTTGAAAAAGAATGGTATATCCCCCAGCTCCACTACATTAGAAAGGAATAAAGATGACAGAGACCGTAACAGTAATAAAGAAGGAGCCCACCTGCGCTGAGCTGGTGGATGAACAGTGGAAAGATAGACAGGAAGACCTGAAGAACCCTGAGTACGAGGCGCTTGGCTTTGACTATGTTGAACCGCATACGTGGGACGACCAGCCAGAGGGCTACTGGCGTTGGCAGTTCAGCTGGGGCGGGCCGAGCGACGAGCTCCGAGGCTACGTGAACGAACACAAGGAACTTCATCGGTTGGAATACTGGTACCTGGACTGGGGCGACGGCGCCCATGTGTTGGTAGACCAGGACGCTGCAGCCTGGACACAGATGCAGGAGATGATAGGCTGATGCATTTCTTATTAGTCTTAGCACTCGTCTACATTGCATTGCTGGTGCTGCTTCCCGAGCATGTTATTAGTATAACCGTAGCTGCAGGTGCAGCTGCGTGGGAAGTTCTGTCCCGCCTCATGATCCTTTGACTCTGCATTGCATTGCATTGTAGGCGTCGGTCGTGTACCTAGTATAGTATATCCAGAAGCAGTGTCCCAGCTCTGGCACGGAAGTTCCTGTGGAAAAGAAATAAAAAAAAGATTTGACAAGTGTAATAACATGGGATATAAAGGGAGTATTAACTAGAAAGACGAAAGGATAATAAAATGTCAAAAGCTGTTAATATATTAGAAGTACTAGAGAAGGCTCAACAAAGCCCCGCTAGTGTAAGTAAGAAAAACAAACAGGCTGTCATAGACGCTTACGGCAGAGCGTTAACAATGCAGAAAGTTCTAGCAGACTTTATTAAAGTCAATAGGCAACTGATGATAGACTTGTCTATGAGTGAAAACGCTAACCTATTACATGGGAGGGATTACTCAGTTCATGTTACACAAAAACTCGGTGCTAAGATTGACACGCAGTTGGTCAAGGAGAAACTTGGCGAGATTGCGTATCATCAATGTAAAGTACCAACGCAGTATAAACAAATACAAGCTATGCCTTTATCGGAAAGCACAGTTAAAAAGAATAAGAAGTCAACGATCGATGAAGTAGCTGACTTTAGAATTTCCGCTTAGTTCCAATCATGCCTAAGCGGATACCAACAAAAATGTAAGGGGGCAAAGCCCCCTTTTTTTACGTCCGCATTGCATTGTAGAACAGGAGACTTCGCCTACTCTAGTATAGTAATAAGTTGCACGGCACACACCTCTGGTCGGTCGTTGTCAAGTAAAAAGATACACACAAATAAATAAATAAAAGTTTGACTATAAGATTTAATGGGAGTAAGAAGTTAATTAGAAAGGAATAACTATTATGCCAGATAATAACAATGACTTATCAAGACGACTACAAGCAATGGAACAGCAGTTCGGTGTTGCTCTTCGTAATCCAACCGAGGTTACACCTACTACTAACCAACCTATTCAAGGTCAACTTGAAGATAATATTAATTGGAAAGCCTTATACAAAGTATTAGAGAGTGAGGTTGAGGGTCTAGTGTTTGACCCTAACGCTCCTCCTTATGTTAAGACTTGGGCGAGTAATCTAATGCAGAAACTTGCTACGAGGCTACCAAGATAAACGATTTCCCTATGGGAATCTGGCGAGGGGGATAAGTTATCCCCCTTTTTTTATGCTTCCAGCCCAGGGATGCACCTGCTTTTCGCAGCGTACCAGCAGTTCCTGGATCACCAATCCTGAGTACCAAAATCAACATTAGGTACTTACAACCTATCTCAAACACCATATCTTGTATTTCTGCACCCCCACACCCTTCAGTCCGTGAGCTTTCGCACAGGCGGTCTAAAGTCTAAGTTTTACACAAACGCAGAGTATGATATAACTTTTTTATGATTCCAAAAAAAATACCAACCGACTTATTAAAAATGCAGTTAAGGCAATTACAAATAAAAGTTGCAGAGGAGTCCCGTGACTCCTATCTTACTTTTGTAAAAAAAGTATGGCCTGACTTTATTGCAGGTAATCATCACAAAATATTTGCACAAAAATTAGAAGCCGTTTCACG